GGTATTGAATATGTGGGCGGAACACCTGGATTTGATGCTGAGTATAATATCTATCTAACAGATATTAGAATGAATACCGGAAGGTCTTTTAATGAAACCAGATCACTATACATTGGAAATGCTACAACTGCGGCCGCTGGTGCTGACGTTGTTATTTCACCAAGTGGTGCTGCTCTACAAGATGTAACTAATTCACCTATGCTTTTCTATGCTGGTTCAAAAGCAGTTAGATCAATAAGAAATACAGACGGATCACCAACCGTAGATTATTTTGTTAATAGAACAGACGGTGTGTCATCCGCATTATCAATTTCCACTTCAGGTATTCTTACAATCAACTTGACAGGTCCTACAAATGAAAGGTTGCCTTACGGCACCACAACTCTATCAGATACGGATAAGAGACAGGATCTTATACTTACATGCGGTTCGGCATTGAACATTGGTCCTTTGTGGGGAGCAACAGTAACAGCATCCGGAACAACCGTTAACGGTTCAGGAACATACTTTACTAGACTTAATGTAGGCGACAAGTTGGAATTTTCTGGTCTCGCTAATACATTCTATATTGCTAATATTATCACAGATACAAGACTAGAACTTTCCACATCTGTTCCTAATCTTTCTATTACCAGTAATAGTGTTTATAAAGCATATAAAGCCGGTGACATTATTGATATAACTGGTGTTGGTCTTGATTCCGGTGCTCAGAGATCCGTAAGTGTTACACCTACATCAATGACAATTGATCTTAAAGAAACTTTCCCAACTGCCGTTGCAAATACAACGTTGACATATAAACTTTATGTGTCAAATTCTTCGGAAGCCGTTAAGAAGTTAAAGACACAAAGACTTGTTAAGATTAATTGTGCAACAGCCGGTATTGTTGGTCCATTTTATCTAGGATTCAGTGACGTTTATGCCGTTAGAAAGATTGTCAAGAAGACTGGTTCCGCTCCAAGTTCAATGACCGATGGTACGGATGTTACCAAATATTTTACACTAAACAACGGACAAAAAGATACTCATTATGATATTGCATTCGTTCAAAAGAGTGGTGCATTGGCATTAACTGCCACAGATTATCTAATGATTGAACTTGACTACTTTGAACCAGATTATTCAGGTAAGGGTGGTTTCTTCACAGTAGACTCTTATCCAATTCAGGATAATGATACTCTGTTCAATGCTAATAACAATATCAGAACAGAAAATATTCCTGTTTATATTTCAAATGGTTCAACTATTTGTGATCTTAAGAATTATATCGATTTTAGACCAGTTAAGAGAATAACTGCAATCGATACAATTTCACCATCATCAGCAGCAACCAACCCCGCTCGTACCACATCTTTATATTATATGTCAGGTAATATGAAGACTCCTGTTCCTTCAAGTGATTTGACATATAACTATTCTTATTATCTTGGAAGATCAGATATTGTTGTGGTAACAAAAGACAATACAATTGCTGTTGTTCAGGGATCACCAGGTGAAGATCCTGTTCCACCAAATGCTCTTGAAAATCAGATGTTGATTGCGGTACTTGATATTGCACCATATCCTTCATTGTCACCATTCTTTGGTAATGCTCTAAGAAGAAAAGACTTGACTTGTAAAGTCACCAAAACTCTTATTCGTGGATGGACCATGAAAGACATTGGTGGTCTGGAAAAGAGAATCCAAAATCTAGAGTATTATGCTTCATTAACACTACTTGAAAAAGATGCTGTCAACCTTAAAGTTCTAGACGCATTTGGTCAGGAACGCTTTAAGAATGGTATCTTCGTTGATACATTCAGAGACACAACCCTCTCAGCAAAAGGCACTAACCCAGATTTCAGAATTGTTACTGATCCTGTTGAATTGGCAATTAGACCACTGTTCACTACAGAGTCTATTCCATATAAAGTTAAGAGTCTATCAAATGCCGTTGTTAGAGACGGTTTGGTTATGTTCCCTTATACAGAAACAACTTTGTTTGAACAGAATAGAGTCACTGATATTAGAAATATTGAAAGAGGAACTTATCTATTCTCTGGCCAGTTAAAACTAACACCTTCACAAGATGTTTGGGTAGACACCACACAACTTCCAGATGAGACACTTACTATTTCATCCGGATCAACAATAGGTGTTGGTATTACCGTAGGTTCTAACCTTTCACTTTCAAGTTCAAATAACGCAACTCTAGTCTCAAATGCAACCATACTACTTGGTTCAACAAATAATGAGAGTTATTTTGCTAATACTACTATTGGTGTTATTAAACCAAATATTAGTAATCCTATCATCTCGACCGTCGCTGTCACTAAGTATTCATTAATTCAATACAATGGATCATGGTACTATATTACCAATCCAATTTGGAATAATCTGGCAGGTAATTTCATTGCTCTGGCAGTTACGTATGGAATTGCAAAATCCGTTTCTATCAATGATCCGAACGTCGCCATAGATCCTGCTGACGGAAAATATTATTTCTATCCAAATGGTGTTCCAAGAGCACCTGGCGGTCCTTCTCTTGTTGGATACTATGCAAGAGGTGCATCTTCAAATACTATTAAGCAGATCATTGGTGTTAAAACCGATACTAACGGTGATATTATATCAATTATAGTTGATCCAACAACATCATTCTTACAGAACGAAAAGGTCGACATCTGGTCTAGCCTTGACTTCGGATATCCTCCTATCGGCACTTCACGCCCACCATATACATATAATCCTAACCCAGATTATGAGAATGGTCGTGCCAATGGATTTACAGGAATTAGCACTCAGGCAATTTCTGTTCAGCCTATGTATAATCATAAGATTGCAGTCAATGATATGGTTCGTGGCCTAACTTCTGGTGCTAATGCCAGAATCACTAGTGTCATGTTCGATAAGCAAAACATTGTAAGAATTGACACACAAGGTCTAAATGTTACTGCAAACACAACAGGATTTACCAACGGTGAATCGGTTAACTTCTATTGGAACTCTAACGCTGCTTACATGCAGGTAAGTTCTATAATTGCAAGTCATGTTCCAAACTACTTTAAGTATGTTGATAAAGGTGATATAGTTAAGGGTGTAACTTCAGGAACACAAGGTTCAATTATCAATACATTATTTAATGGTGCAAAAGTAATTTCTGTCTCTACAGAAAATGCAACTTCTTATAATATAGGCGAACAAGTTAACTTCTTCTATTCTAATAATACTTATAAGGGTATCTCAGCGACCATTACATCAATCTCGGCTGCTGATCCTCCTTCTGGTTCTGTTGATGTTAAGATTAATAAAAGTCTTATCAACACCGAATGGGAAAATTGGAAGTCAAACATCACAGGTTATGTTCTTTATAGAGGATCTGGTACCAGCAAGACCAAAGTTGGTGTTTATGGTACTGCCGATGAAGCAAAAGCAGCAGCCAAAAACTGGACTTCTTCAAAGGGTGGTGGAACTGCTACCATTGAAACACTCTATAACAACACCAGAGTGGGTAAAAACTGGTTTGCTCAGATCAGTTCTGATTCTGCTGCTGGTTCAAATAAAGTTATTTCATCTTCAATAGTTCCTTATATCAGACCTCAAATAATTACTGTTAATGGTACAGGTCTAAAGCCATTCAGTAAGATGAGTGTATGGTTTGATGGTATCAATGTAACTAACTATTGCACACCACTTACATTTAAGCAGTATAACGAATCTGCTAATAATCAACCAATTACACCAGATGCTAATAACTACACTGGTAATGTAAGAGTAGAAACTGGTGTTAGCACCACAGCAAATGTTAACATTACCTACATTGTTCCTGATCCTGTAACAGGTATTGCCAATTCAATTAGTCCTCTAATTGTTAGAGATACGGGTGATCTATATTTCAGATTCCAGATTAGCGGTGCTACTGATGCTCCTAAGTTCAGAACAGGATCTAGAAGACTTGTTATTATGGATAGTTCTCAGGCTAATCCAATTGATGTTACCGATGAAACTGATGCATCAACCATTGCATCAAACTACTTCTTTGCTGACGGTACTAAACAGACTCTACAAAGAACTGTTTATTCGACCAAAGGATATCTAAAAACATCAGAAGATATTTCAGAACAGTTTTCATCAAATACTCAAATTGTTCTACCAAACACTTGGTCACCACCTCCACCACCAAAGGCACATTGCTGCTTCGATCCAGAAGCAAGAGTGCTTATGGCCGACATGACATGGAAGGCCATCAAGGATATTGTTGTTGGTGATAAGGTCATTGGTGATAATGGTGTTATTAATACAGTAACCAAGAATAAGACCATTGAAGTCGGCAAGCGTGATATGTATCGCTTCAAGGGTGCAAATTTCTGGACAACCGACGATCACTTGTTCTTAACTAAGACTGGTTATAAGACTTGGAGACCAGAGGTTATCATCAACGATCCAGGCACAGACAATGGCAAAGTTCTTATTGGTGAAAACCGTGAGAAGTCACTAGACTCTGGCGATTATCTAAAGACATATGAAATTATTAACGATAAACTAGTTGATAGTTTTGTTGCTTACGATGATGTTGCTCCTGTAAAGGGTGACTTCGATCCTAACTTTATTGTTCACGATCTATCACTAGATGGTAACTATACCTATATCGTTGAAGGATATGTTGTTCACAATTGCTGTGTCGCATACTCTATATTGGTTCAGGCACCACAAGATGAAGAAGGTGTATTCTGCACCGGATTCGATGTCTTCGTTGCTCGCAAGTCTGCTACACGCAGAATGTGGTTCGAAGTTCGTGAAATGGACAATGGCGGTCGTGTTACTAACTCACAGGTTCCAGGATCTGTTGTTTACGTTGAAAATGCAGACATTCCTGTATCTGCAAACGGTGCCAATAACCCCGTTCAAGTTAAGTTCTCTGCACCTATCTTCTTGATGAATGGTAAAGAATATGCGTTCGTTGTTCACACATTTTCACCATCATACATGACAGTCGATCCAGATACATATGTTTGGATTTCTAGAATGGGTGAAATTGATAGAAACACCGGTAATCCTGTAAATGACAGAATGAAGACTGGTACTTTCTTTACAACAACAAATAATAAGCAATGGGAAGCAGTGCAGGATGTTGACCTTACAATTAAGGTATATCGTGCTAAGTTCACACCAGGTTCTGCAACCGTTATTCTAGGAAATAACCCAGTTGAGAAGTTCTATTTGAAGAACACTTCATCTTCATTCAGAAATCTAGTTGGCGACTATTTCTCAACAGGCGATACTCTACTTCTAACAGGTGCAAATGGATCATTCTCTGTTGGTAATATTGTTAGAGGTAAGACTTCAGGTACCATTGGTACGGTATTGTCAATTCCATCAGGAACACAGATTAGAGTATCTAATACATTCTTCAGAGCAGGAGAAACAATTGATGCCTTCAATGGAAGCACATATCTCAAGGTTAGTGCTTCTGTAAGTTCTGTTGCCAATAACACTGCGGTTCTTTCATATTGTGATGAAACCGCACCAAATGTATATTTTGAAATGATCAATTCAACAGGCGGGTTCAAAGTTGATGACCTGATTGTAGATATTAGTTCTGGATCCAAATATTCAGCAAATATTGCATCTATTGAGAACTATCCTTACTCCTCAACAAGTTTTGAACCTAAAGTTCTTGACTTCTTGAAGACTGATCTAAACTATGAAATGGCCACTGTTTCAAATAATTCTACTACACTTGGTTCTTGGACTCCAATTGTAGAATCAGAAACATACTATTGGCCAAATGATAAGGTTATCTATTCAAGATCAGATGAATTGAACTCTCTAGGTGGTATTCCATCAAATCAAGTTAGAGTTACAATGACAAACCTTTCTGAGTATGTTACACCTATTCTTGATCTTGATGCTACACATTCTATCATAATTGATAATATTATCAATAACGATACATCAGGTGAAGATGGTAAATCAGGCGGAAACGCCATCAATAAATATATATCACAGACAGTTACTCTTGCTGATGGTCAAGATGCGGAAGATATCAAGGTTTATCTAACAGCATACAGACCACCAGGAACAAATGTTAAAGTTTATGTTAAGGTCAAGAATGCAAATGATCCTGATCCTATCGAAAACAAGAATTGGATTGAACTGATAAAAGAATCTAACGGTGACAATCTATATTCTTCTGTTGTTAATAGACTGGACTTCAGAGAGTTCTCATTCACATTCTCTCCTACTCTAAAGACAGGTAACATTGGTGAATTTCAGTATGAGTCAAACGGAACAATATTTACAAGTTATAAGTATTTCACTGTAAAGATTGTTCTAACTTCAACAAACTCTGCCGTTGTTCCAAGAGTGGCAGACCTAAGAGCAATGGCGATGCAGATTTAATATGAAAGGTGTTAATATGGAAAAAGCGCAAAAAGAACTGAAGATGATGTCTTGGCCAGTGAGGTTACCGTCGAATTATTTCAACGGTTTCCTCATGATTACTCACCCACCGGTTGAAGGTGGTTTTGAAATCGGGTGGGGATTAAGTCCTAAGAGAGATGATAAGATTCTTGAAGATGTATGTGACTACTTTGAACAAAGAATGAAAAACGAAAACCTTGAGGCAGGTGGCATTATTTGGGGTGGTATTATTCCTACACATGCCGAGTTTGTTGAATATCTTGAACTAAGAAACTATGATATGCTATATCAGTATCTTAGTAATATGTTTGCCAAACCACTGTGTCATGGAACAGCACAAGGTGAGTGGTTGTATAATCGTCTAGTTGAAAATAAGGACGAGATTCAGTCAAACACTGGTTTTGGTATCTATGATAAGTTTATTACTTTGTTTGAGGCTGTTGGTATAATCAGCACATTTAGTCCTGAACAATATCAACATGATATGAGTTATCTTAAACACTATGCTGTAAGTCCTGACAAATATCTTGATATGCTTGAAGAATCGATGGACATTGATGTATCTGCTCCAAAGTATCAAGGAAAGCATTTTGGCATACTAACAGAGCATCATGGGTTATACAGTGATCGTGATATCATGGCGTTAGGTATTGCATTGCGTATTTCAGAAACATATTGGAATAAAAAAGAAATCAAAATTGCTAATGTTGGTGGCGGAGTAGGATACTTAGAATATTATCTTCATAAAATGGGTTATAAAAATCTAACTATGATTGATCTTCCTACCGTATCTACCAGTGCCAAGTTTTTTCTAGATACAAATCTACCTGATCATAATGTCAGTCTGATTTCACCAGAAGAATTTGACGGTAATTATGACTTGGTTATTAACTGTGATGGTCTAACTCAGTTTGGTCGTGCAAATGCCGAAGAGTATGCGAAAAAAATTAGTAAAAATGCAAAACACTTTTTATCTATCAATAGAGAGATTGATGAGTTTAGGGTATCTGAGATTATGGATATGCAACGAATCTCCAGAAACCCATTCTGGTATAGAAAAGGTTACGTAGAGGAAGATTATGTCGCAAAAAAGTCCTGAGATTATGCACAAGACGGAAGCACCAGGTTTTTATAAATCTTGTGACGGCATTCTTATAAATAAAGATAATGAGGCATTGGATGCTTATAAGAAAAGAAAACTAAAAGAACATAGATTAGAAGTTATGATAAACGAAATCGATACTCTTAAAAATGATATCTCGGAGATTAAAGAACTATTAAAAGGGCTAGTAAAGTAAATGACAATAGCAAACGTAGAACTCACGGATACATTTGACGAGTGGAGAACTAAAACTAATCAGTTAATTGTTGCATACGGAAATAATCTTGCTTACTTTACTTCCAACAGTGCTGCACTTACAGTTAGTCCTAGATTTCAAGCAGGACAGAACGTATTCTTTGATTTAGCATTCTCTACTGATCCAGTAGGAGATACATCTAACGTTGCTATTGCTTCAGCCAACTCTGTAAACAAAGTTCAAAGATATTCAGGTAACGTCTATACATTTTCTAACAGTGTTTATGATTACGCAAATAGTGTTAATGCCAATGCAGTGGCATCATTCTCATTTGCTAACACCGTAAACATATTTGCATATGGTGTTCAAACAAATGTTGTAGCATCTTTTGCTCATGCTAATGCTTCATATGCCACTGGTAATGTTAGCTATGCTGTAACCAATGCTGCTTTTGCTCATGCTAATAGTGGTTATGCTACTCAAAACATCAACTATACTTTAACCAATTCGGCATTCACTCATGCCAATGCTGCTTATGCCTTTGCTAATGTTGTGGCTAATACCTCAAATGCAGGATACGCACACGCCAATTCCGCATATGCTACTGGTAATATCAATTATACTCTTACAAATTCCGCTTTTACTAGAGTTAATGCTGTTTACACAACTGCTAATAGTATTCATGGCGATGCTAATGCTGCCTTTGCTCATGCCAATTCCGCATATGCTACTGGTAACATTCAATATGCTCTGATTAATGCGTCTTTTGCCTTTGCCAATGTAGTAGCCAATACTTCCAATGCTGGTTTTGTCCATGCTAATGCTGTATATGCCTTTGCCAATGTTGTAGCGAATACATCCAACTCAGGATTTGTTCATGCTAATGCTGTATATGCATTTGCTAATGTCGTGGCTAATACTTCTAATGCTGGTTTTGCCCATGCTAATGCTGTTTACATATCATCAAATGCATCCTATGCTCATGCCAATGCATCTTACGCCACACAAAATATCAATTACACATTAACAAATGTTGCTTTTGCTCATGCCAATAGTGGTTATGCTACTCAGAACATTAATTATACACTAACCAATTCCGCTTTTGCTCATGCCAATGCTGTCTATGCATATTCAAATGTTGTCTCCAACACAGCTAACTGGGCATATTTTAATTCAAATACTGTGTTTGAACGTGTTAATACTATCTACTCTCTTGCAAACAATGCTCTTGGTATTACCAATGAAAATGCAAATAACAGTAATAACTTCTATATCACATTTACAGGTGCAACAAACAATTCTATTGGTTTCATAAACGTAGCAACCCAAAGTTTGACATTCAATCCAAATACAGGAACTGTTACTGCCACACACTTTAACTCACTATCAGATGCTCAGTATAAAGATAATGTTACAGTAATTCAAGATTCACTACAGAAAATTGATGGAATTTATGGATACAGTTTCACATGGAAGAATAACGGTAAAAAGTCTTACGGTGTTTTGGCACAAGACATCGAGAAAGTTATTCCGGAACTTGTAGAACAGATAAATAATAAGAAGTCAGTTAACTATGACGGTATCATTGCATTTCTTATTGAAGCGGTAAAAGAACTTAACGCTAGAGTCAAAGAGTTGGAAGAAAAGTAATGACCGAATATGTAGAACTTTACATAGATAAAGGTGCAGATTTTGATGTTGTTATTGAACTAAACGACGATGATTCAAATTTACCTCAAAACACTGATGGTTATGTTGTAACCAGTCAGTTAAGACGTTCTCTTTTATCAGTCAATGCTTCCGCAAACTTGACTTGTTCAATTCCAGATGCAGCAAATGGTAAAATACAATTATCAATGACTGCATCTAATACTAGTAATTTAAGACCTGGTAGTTACTTCTTTGATGTTAAGACTGTAAATCCCGGTAACATGAATGAAACACTAAGATTGATTGAAGGTATGGTTTATGTAACTCACGGCATAACAAGATAGGAAAAGTATGTCTATCAAGGTTACAACTCAACCTAAAAACAGAATATCAATAAACGTTCAACAAGAATCACAAATAAAATCTGTTGGACTAATCGGTAAAGGTGGATCGGCACAGTATCTTGCACAATTAAACGATGTTGATGCCACAAGTTTAGATAACAACGAAACAATTGTTTATGATGAGGCAAGTGGAAAATTTGTAGTTAAAGAATTGCCATCAATTAATGGTGGAGAGTTTTAAAAACACGATTTTACTAAATACTTCAAAACAGGAGTATTATATGACAAAGTTTGGATTCATTTATATATGGTTTGATAAAAAGAATATAAAATTTTATGTTGGAAGACATTGGGGAACAGAAGATGATGGTTACGTTTGTTCCTCAAATTCAATGAGAGAGGCTTTCAAAAGACGCCCAAAAGATTTTAAGAGACGTATAATATCCCGTGTTTATGACAAAGAAGCATTAATAAAAGAAGAACAAAGATGGCTTAATATGATAAATCCTGATCAAGTAAACATAAGGTACTATAATAAAACTTTAAAAGCAACCACACCTTCTACTAAAGGTTACAATCATTCCGAAGAAACTAAACGTAAAATTTCAGAAAGTAACCAAGGTAAAATAAGAAGTGATGAATTTAAAGATAAGATAAGAAAAGCAAACAAGAAACAGTTTGAGAATCCAGAACAAAAAGAACTAAGAAGAAAAAAATCATTAGAATTGTGGCAAGATGAAGATTACGTTAAACGAGTTAAAGTTGCTATGAAAAATGGTGTTACAGAGGAAGTTAGACGGATCAGAAGTGAAAATATGAAACGAATAAATAAATTAAGATGGATTAAATCAACGGAGTAATCTTCAACTATGGCCAACACAGTAATCCAAATTAAAAGATCAAGTTCTACAGCGGTTCCAACCGATGGTTCTCTTTCCGCTGCCGAACTCGCATATTCTTATCAGTCTGGTAAACTATTTATTGGTACCTCAGACGGTCTAGGCGTAGTTGCTATTGGTGGTAAGTTCTTTCTAGATAATTCAAATACAATCTTTGATCTAACAAACTCAGCATTTAGTAGAACCAATTCAGTTTACACTCACTCAAATACAATATTTGATGTTGCCAATGCTGCTTTTGCTCATGCCAATGCAGGTTTCAGTTATGCCAACTCTCTGAATACATATTCACAGACAACGTATTTAAACAAACTCACTGGCGGAACAATCACTGGTGATTTATCTATCACTGGTAATCTTTACTTTTCAGGTAATGCAACAACAATTTCATCAAACAACTTGGTTGTTGGTGACTCTCTAATCTATCTTGCTGCCAATAACTATACGGGCACCGATCTATTAGACATTGGTTTTGTTGCAAACTATGCCAATGCAACAACAGCAAATGTTCATACCGGTCTTGTGAGAGATCATGTAACCAAACAATACTACCTATTCCAAGGTTTGGATATCGAACTACAGGGTAACAACTCTCTGTTTGTTCCTTATGCCAACAATATGGTCAATGCTGCTCTTAATGCAGACTTTATCACCAGTAACCTAACACTTGGTGGTGCTAATGCCATCTTGTGGATCAAGTCATCTTATGATAATTCTAACGCAGCATTTGGAACATCTAACGCCGCATACGCACATGCCAATGCTTCATATGCCACCGGTAATATTAGTTATGCTGTAACCAATGCCGCCTTTGCTCATGCTAACGCCTCATATGCCACTGGTAACATTCTTTATGCAGTTGCTAACGCTGGTTTTGCTCACGCCAATGCTGGTCATACTCATGCAAATCAGGCGTTCGCACTAGCAAACTCTGCTACAGCACAGGCAGCAAACGCCACATTCTTGACCACTGGTACAGTAGCATCTGCAAGAATTTCTGGATCATATACTGGCATTACAGGTCTTGGCACAGTAACCGTTGGTACTTGGAATGCTGATACAGTAACAGTTCCTTATGGTGGCACTGGTAGAACATCGTTCACCTCAAATGGTATTCTATACGGTAACAACACTGGCGCACTTAAAGTAACCGCTGCTGCAACTCTTGAAGGACAAGTATTACAGTCAGACGCAACCGGTGTTCCATCATTTGCTATGCTTGACGGAGGCACATTCTAACTAGTGGAGATTTGTTATGGATGATCAAAAATTTATAAATGTGTATGTTGAAAATGCTGTTGGAACAGTCCATGAGTATATTAATGTTATATTGCAACTAAAGACTAAACTTCAAATTGCAAGTGACCTGGTGCAGGAAAAAGAACAGATTATAGGTCAGTTGCGTTCTAACCTTGAAGATAGTAGAAAATCCGATGACGAAATCAGTGAGGCATATCGTAATGCCAAATCATGGGAAGAACAGTTCAATGCCATGAAAAGTAAAGTATCCCACATGGATACTTTGACAAACCAATATAATGATATTAAGAAACAGTTTATTGAAAAAAAACAAGAGAATCAGAAGTTAAGAGAACAGATTCTAAAGACAAAAGAGAAACCCAAAACCTCTGTAAAAAAGGCAATAAATACAAAGAACATTGTGAAAGAAGTGGCAGTAGAACCGGAAGAAAAGATTGACGACTTTTAATGGCTAACACAGTAATTCAGTTAAAGAAATCTGCCACACCATCTGCTGCTCCAAGTTCTCTTGCTTTTGGCGAACTTGCGATTAACTATGCCGACGGTGTTCTCTATTACAAATCATCCAATACGGCAATTGCCTCATTCTATTCTCGTAACCCTTCTTACGGAACAATCAATGCTGCTGGTACTCTGCTTATTGCAGATACGGTAAATGATTTTCTAACTATCAACCAAGGTACCAATATTGAAATTACTGGTGACGCCATCAATGATGCACTTACCATTAATGCTAACTTAACACCAGCGAATAACTGGGCCAATACAATCAATACTGCTATACAGACGCAGTTTCCAGCAGTTAATAACTATACCATTTCAGTTGGTGCCGCAGCGAATAACTGGGCCAATACTAAACTTTCCAATACATCTGGTATTACCTTCGCAGGTTCTCTAACTTTCACAGGTAACGTTACCACTTCTCAGACAATGTTTGCACAGCACTTTGACAACGTGTCTGATATGATTTTGAAAGATAATATTCAACCTATTACTGATCCAATGATCACCTTGTCACAGTTGAATCCTGTAAGTTTTAACTGGAAGAATACAACCAAAACCTCTTATGGCCTCATTGCTCAGGAAGTAGAAGAAATTCTACCAGATATCATTACCGTTAGAGAAGATGGTATCAAAACACTTTCTTATATTGATATCATTTCTTTCCTTATTGCAGCAGTAAAAGAGCATCGAGAGGATATAAATAAGCTAAATAGAAGAATAGATGACCTAACATCTAAATAATTGAATGCCTAGTAATCCAGAAAGGGAGGTCGAAGATGGCACGCTCACATACCAGAACACTAACCAAAGCAACCCCCACCGTAAGAACCGCTGATGATGCTGTTATCAACTGGAAGTTTACAGTTGATTTCGTAGACAGTCTTAATGGTTGGTCCCGCACCTATGATTTTGATGTAGACCTTCCTGAGAGTTCCATCAAGACACCATCCGACTTTTCTAAGGCAGATATCTTGGCATTGATTCCAGAGACATACGATCACATTTATGAAGCACATTGGCAGTCACAAAATCCAGATCCAAACCCAGCACCAGCCGTTGAAGCAGTCGTTTCTGACTTTGACCTAAGTGATCTTAAGACAGTAGTTTCAAAGTAAACATTTAATATGGAGTTATACTATGAGTAATGAAATGAACGAACAGAAAAATGAGCAGCCACCAATGCGTACCGTCATGGTGGCTGCACCATCGTATGATGGTAAGGTTGGTGTTTGGCACTGCGCCGCACTGACCGAATCTATTAAAATTGGAATGTTAAATAATATCAATATTATGCCCATCTATGTATCTTTTGACGCATTGGTGCAAAGGGCCAGAAACGATATTTTTAAGATTGCTCATGATATTGGAGTTGACGATCTAGTATTCGTTGATACGGACGTTGATTGGCAACCTCAGGATCTTTTTAGATTACTAAATCATGATGTTGATATTGTGGCGGCACCTGTCATTAAGAAGAATGACAACCCAACATTTTCAGTCAAGTTACTTGGTGAGTTCAAGGTAGAAGATAACGGACTTGCGGTAGTTGACGGAGTAGCAACAGGTTTTATGCGTATTCGTAAGTCGGCCATTACCAAGATTTGGGATGCTGCCGAAGAATACAAAGAATTAGGCAAAGCAGAACCATCACGTATGGTTTTCGATGTTAAACTTGTAGACGGAGACCTATGGTCAGAGGATATAGTATTCTGTGACAACTGGATCCGTCTAGGAGGCAAAGTTTATATAGACCCACTTATCAATTGCGGACATAGCGGTGAGAAAAGATGGGTAGGCAATTTTTATGAATGGATAAAACTATTCAATAGAAGGTAATACTTAAATGGCAATTAAGATCCAAGGCAACGTTGTTCTAGACCACGGCGGCTCATCAACATCAACAACAAATATAGCGGTAGGTTTTGGCGCACTGGTAGGTAACACTACTGGTGTTCAAAACGCTGCCTTGGGTTATCAAGCACTTTATAGTAACACAACAGGCAGCACTAACGTTGCTGTTGGTTCGGAATCATTAAGAACTAGCACGATCACCCAATTCAATACTGCTATTGGTTTCCGTGCATTGCGATCAACAACCACCGGTGATTACAATGTTGCTGTTGGTTACGCTGCACTTTATAGTAATACAACTGGTATCAGAAATACCGCAGTTGGACATAACACACTGTATAATAACACTGTTGGCCTTCAGAATGTAGCGGTAGGAAATGGAGCACTTACTACCAATGTCAGCGGCAGTTATAACGTTGCTGTTGGTGTTGATGCACTTTTCACTGCTGATGGCACACTATACAATGTTGCTATTGGTAGATTTGCAATGCGTTCAACAACCACCGGTGATTACAATGTTGCTGTTGGTTACCAGGCACTATATGCAAATACTACAGGTGCAAACAATGTTGCTATTGGATTTGGTGCTCTAGATGCTAATACCGTTGGTATACAAAATATTGCAATCGGTACCAATGCTCTAACAAATAACACTATCGGTAACACCAACGTTGCTATTGGTGTTTCTGCATTGCAATCGAATACAACAGGCGGAGGCAACGTTGCTATTGGTCACCAAGCAATGGTTCTCAATACAACCGGTAATGTTAATACTGCTGTTGGCCAGTTTTCTATGTATAATAATACTGGAGGTCAATACAATGCTGCTCTAGGTTATAATTCACTTAATGCAAACATCACCGGATCATCAAATGCATCTCTAGGTTATAATACTATGGGTGCTAACACCATTGGTAATAGAAATACCGCAGTTGGTACCAACGCATTAACAACAAACGTTTCTGGTAGTTTTAACACCGCTGTTGGATATGATGCAATGGCGCTTAGTAATAATACTTACTATAACGTTGCTGTTGGTTATTATGCAATGCGACAGACCACTACTGGTGACCAAAACACCGCTGTTGGTTATCAGTCATTGTATAGCAATACGACCGGATTACAGAACACTGCTATTGGTACCAATTCTCTTTATTATAACACCGTCGGCATCTACAATGTTGGCGTTGGTAATAACACACTGTTTAACACTGTTAATGGTGGTGGAAATGTTGCACTTGGATACTATGCAATGTATAGCAATGTGTCAGGAAGCAACAACGTTGCTATTGGTCGTGCGGCACTTTATACTTCTGATGCTACAAATTACAACGTTGCTGTTGGTTTCAACTCAATGCGTAACAATACCACCGGTGACCAAAACACCGCTGTTGGTTATCAGTCATTGTATAGTAATACCACTGGTGGATATAACATTGCTTTTGGTCACAATGCATTATATAATAATACAACTGGTGTTAACAATACTGCTCTTGGTTACAACACATTAGCATTTAATACAATAGGTAATAATAACGTTGCTATTGGTTTGCAAGCACTACAATCCAATACAACCGGTAATCAGAATGTTGCTGTTGGTGTTAATGCATTGTTTGGCAGTACCATCACTCAGTATAATACTGCTATCGGTTTCCAGTCCATGCGTCAGACCACTACAGGTGATTATAACACTGCTGTTGGTTATCAGGCACTGTATAACAATACAACAGGACGTTATAATGTTGCAGTTGGTACTAGTTCTCTATACGCTACCACTGTTGGTCAATGGAACGTTGCTATTGGTCTAAATGCTCTTGTTACAAATGTTTCTGGTTCTAACAACGTTGCTGTTGGTGGTCAGGCAATGCGTCAGACCACTGTTGGTGATGGTAATACTGTTGTTGGTCATCAGGCAATGTATTCTAACACTACAGGTGCTAACAATACTGCGTTTGGTTTCCAAGCATTGTTCAATGCTACCATTACACAATATAATACTGCTATCGGTTTCCAGTCCATGCGTCAGACAACCACCGGTGACTTTAATACTGCTGTTGGTTATCAGTCATTGTATAGTAATACCACCGGTATTTATAATGTTGCTGTTGGTTATGCTGCTCTGCAATCCAACACTACCGCTGTTGGCAATGTTGCTGTTGGTCATGATGCTCTTCAATTCAATGAGGCCGGCACTCTTAATACCGCTGTTGGATTTCTTGCTGCCCGTTTCACTACAGTAAGCGGCAACTCAGCCTTTGGTTATCAAGCACTTAACGATAACAGCACAGGTATCAACAATACTGCTATCGGCGTAAATGCTCTCGCAAACAATACAGGTTCATATAACATTGCTGTTGGTTATGCTGCCGCTAGTGGAGCATTGACCTCGACTGGTTTGGTGTCTATTGGTTATGCTTCTATGTTGAATAACAAGTCTGGCACATACAACGTGGCTATTGGTTACGAATCGATGTATACCGCTGATGGCACGACATACAATGTTGCTATTGGTACTCAGGCAATGCGTCAGACAACCACCGGTGACTTTAACACCGCTGTTGGTTATCAGACATTGTATAGCAATACCACAGGTGTTAACAACTCAGCATATGGTTATCAAGCACTCTTTAGTAATACCACTGGTGCTAACAATGTTGCTGTCGGTTATGAAGCATTAAGAACCAGCACCATTACACAATACAACGTCGCTATTGGTTATTATGCAATGCGCCAGACAACCACTGGTGATTCTAACACCGCTGTTGGTTATCAGTCATTGTATAGTAATACCACCGGTAATTATAATGTTGCGATAGGTCTAAATGCATTGTATGCTAACACCATAGGAACTGACAATACTGCCATCGGCAGAATTTCAATGCAATTGAATACCACAGGTTCTGCCAATGTTGCCGTAGGTGAAGGAACTCTTTATAACAATACAACTGGTTATAGTAACGTGGCCATCGGTTATCGTTCAATGTTTTCCAGTATTGCATCTTTTCAAAACGTTGCTATTGGTTTCCGTGCATTGTATAGCAATACAGTAGGTGGAAATAACACCGCTGTTGGTTACAGTTCATTGTTCAATAATACAACAGGTGTTAACAATGTTGCTGTTGGTGTAGAATCACTTTACAGTTCTACCATCACTGCTTATAATGTTGCTATTGGTACTCAGGCAATGCGTCAGACAACCACCGGTGACTTTAACACCGCTGTTGGTTATCAGACATTGTATTCTAATACAATTGGTGCTAGTAATGTTGCCATTGGTTTACAGGCAATGTATAGCGCCACCGGAGGCGGCAATAACGTTGCAATTGGTCCTTATGCATTGTATACCAATACAACTGGTATTGGTATTGTTGCCATAGGCCGTGATGCTTTGACTAGTAGCACAATTGCAACTTTTAATACTGCTGTTGGTTATCGTGCTATGCGTTCGACAACCATTGGCGACTATAACACTGCTGTTGGTTATCAGTCATTGTATAGTAATACCACTGGTGGATATAACATTGCTTTTGGTCACAATGCATTATATAATAATACAACAGGTATTAACAATACTGCTATTGGATATCATACTCTAATTTCCAATACCCAAGGTAGATACAATGTCGCTCTGGGTCATCAAGCACTACAAGCCAACACCACAGGGCAAAACAATACTGCTCTTGGACATCAAGCAATGTTGTCTAACACAACCGGTATTACTAATACCGGTGTTGGTCTTAATGCACTCTATAATAATACTATTGGTAGCAACAATGTTGCATTTGGTCCTAATGCATTATATACCAACATCAGTGGTAACAATAATACTGCTATTGGTTATGAATCACTTTTTACCGCCAATGCTACTCTGTATAATATTGCTATTGGTTTCCGTGCAATGCGTAACAATACCACCGGTGACCAAAACACCGCTGTTGGTTATCAGGCACTGTATACCAATACAACAGGTACAAGTAACGTTGCTGTTGGTTATCTAGCACTATTTTCCAATACAATTGGTAATAATAATATTGCTATCGGTAATGCATTGCCAGCAAACACCACGGGATCTCTAAACATTGCTATTGGTCCTAGTGCGCTTTTGAGCAATACCATTGGTAGTGGTAATCTTGCTATTGGTATTAATGCATTACAATTTAACACCACTGGTGCTAACAATGTTGCTGTTGGTTATGAAGCATTAAGAACCAGCACCATTACACAATACAATGTTGCACTTGGTTTCCAAGCAATGTCTCAGACAACCACCGGTGACTTTAACACCGCTGTTGGTTATCAGTCATTGTATAGTAATACCACCGGTGGAGGCAATACTGTTTTTGGTTTCCAAGCATTGGTATCTAATACAATTGGTTTTTTCAATACCGCTATAGGTACTATCTCACTAGTAAGTAATACTACAGGCACATATAATACCGCAGTAGGACGCCAATCTCTTGGTAACAATACAACCGGATCTTACAATAATGCAGTAGGACATGGTGCACTGTATAGTAACACCGTTGGATCTAACAATACATCACTAGGTCTTAGTGCACTGTATAGTAATACCGTTGGTAATAACAATGTTGCTATCGGATTTGAATCTCTACTCACATCAACAAATACTAATTACAATGTGTCCGTTGGTACTCAGGCAATGCGTCAGACAACCACCGGTGACTTTAACACCGCTGTTGGTTATAACGCAATGTATGCTAATACAACAGGTTCAGGCAACGTTGCTGTTGGTTATCAAGCATTTGATTCGAATACAATAGGTGTTAATAACGTTGCTGTTGGTCAACAGTGTATGGCTAATAATACAACTGGTGGTAATAACATTGCAATTGGTGCTGAATCTATGATTACAGCAACCACCACACTTAACAATATTTCTATTGGTGTTCAGGCAATGCGTCAGACCACTGTTGGTGGTGGTAATACTGTTGTTGGTCATCAGGCAATGTATTCTAACACTACAGGTGCTAACAATACTGCGTTTGGTTTCCAAGCATTGAACAATGCTACCATTACACAATATAACGTTGCTGTTGGTTATCAAGCTCTACGTCAAACAACCACTGGTGACTTTAATGTCGCTGTTGGTTACCAGTCATTGTATAGTAATACCACCGGTAAAAATAATGTTGCTGTCGGTTATGAAGCATTAAGAACCAGCACCATTACTCAGTTTAATACTGCTATCGGTTTCCAAGCAATGCGTCAGAATACAACTGGCGACATTAACACTGCCATTGGTTATCAGGCACTGTATAGCAATACAACAGGCGTTGGTAACTCTGCATTTGGTCATCAAGCACTGTTTAATAATACATATGCTGTTAACAATACCGCTGTAGGTAGAACAGCACTTATTGCTACAACAACAGGTATCAATAACGTCGCTATTGGTTATAATGCAGGTGCAACAAACACAACTGGTACCGGTAACACCATTGTTGGTTATAATGCTCAGGCGTCTGCCGCATCTGCTGTCAATCAGATTGTTCTTGGTTTAAATACCACAGGTCAGGCTGATAACACTGTAACATTCGGTAACGGTACCAATAGAATCTATTCATCAACTTTTGCCACAGCAACAGTAACATGGACACAGGCATCAGACGAAAGACTTAAGACTAACATTGTTCCAAATGCTATTGGTCTTGAGTTTATCAAGCGTATCAATCCTGTAAAGTTCCAGTGGAAACCAAACTATGAGATTCCTAAAGAACTAACTAACTATTACAATGAAGTAAATGATCGTGATACTGAAACTGTTCAAGAAGGTCTCATTGCACAAAATGTCAAGCAGGCTATGGAAGACTGTGACATTGAAAAGTTCGTGGGTCTTACCCAAGAAAGCGATGGCACACTGGCAGTTGGTATTGACGCATTCATCCTACCATTGATCAATGCAGTCAAAGAACTCAATGATAAGCATGAAGCACTTAGAAAAGAATTTGACGACTACAAGGCCTCGCATCCGTGAGACCTTGACTAAATAACAAGTAGGTTGAAATATACCATATAAGGAGAAATACAAAATGGATCAGACAACACCGCTTACTGTAACTCTAACTCTTGCTGATTGGAACTTTATTGTTTCACTTCTTATGGCAAGACCATATGCTGAAGTTGCTGCACTTATTCCTGCTATTCAGTATCAGGTTCAGCAGCAGGTTCCAGCAGAGGCACTAGGTCTCACTGAGAATCCAGAAGCACCAGTAGAATAAGGAAGTTAAATGTCGCAGTCCCAACCTGCCAATAAAGAAGAACTAAAAGACTTTTGCCTGAGGCAATTAGGTTATCCTGTTGTTCAGGTGAATGTTGATGATGTGCAGGTTGAAGATGCAATTGAACTCGCCTTTGAGTTTTGGAATGAGTTTCATTTCAACGGTACTGAAAGAAGTTATGTCAAGCATCAAATAACACAAACTGACCTCGATAACGAGTATATCACAGTAAGTAATTCTCTTATCGGGGCCATTCGTGTATTTCCTGTTGGTGGATCTCATCTTGCCATGAACATGTTTGACCTAAGATATCAGTTGCGACTTAACGATCTATGGGATCTTTCATCAACTTCATACGTTAATTATTCACTGACGATGCAACATCTTGCTACACTTAATCTTATTTTTACAGGTCAACAACCAATTCGTTTTAATCGTATTACTAACAAACTATACATCGATTGGGATTGGAAAAATGATATTGAAGTAGGTGAATATATTGTTGTAGAAGGTATTATCATTACAGATCCAACAACATACACTAGGGTTTGGAATGACCGTATGCTTAAGAAGTTATCCACTGCTTATGTCAAGAAACAGTGGGGAACCAACATGTCCAAGTTTGATAAGATGCAACTACCAGGTGGTGTAACAATGCGTGGTGTTGATATCTTTAACGAAGCAACCTCAGAAATTGCTGCAATAGAGCAAGAGATTAGAAGCACATACGAGCAACCTCCGGGATTTTTGGTGGGGTAGCACACTCGATTTTACTAAATACATATAAACCACAGGAGGTTTATATGGAAAAATATGGATTCATTTATATATGGTTTGATAAAAAAAGAAAAATGTTTTATCTAGGTTCTCATTGGGGAACAGAAGATGATGGTTACATTTGTTCTTCTAATAGAATGAGAGATGCTTACAGAAGAAGATCCGAAGATTTTAAAAGAAAAATACTTGAAAAGGTTTTAGATAGAAATATACTATTAGAAACTGAACATAAATGGTTATCAATGATATCGGAAGAAGAACTTGGTAAAAAGTATTATAATCTTAGAAAACATAAATGGGGTCATTGGTCGGCCGATGAAAACAATAGATTAACCATAAGAGAAAAGTTATCTGAGGCTTCTAAAAAGTTACACCAAGATCCTGTTTATAAAAAAAAGTATCTTCTTGGTAGAAAAAATCTGCCTCCACAAACTAAAGAGCATATAGAAAAAAGAGCAGCAGGTAATAGAGGCAAAAAAAGATCCGAAGAGTTTAAAAGATTATTATCAGAAATAAATAGTGGTGAAAACCATCCTAACTATGGTAAAACTTTATCCGAAGAAACTAAACAAAAGTTAAGAGAACGTATGTTAGGAGAAAAAAATCCCTTCTATGGAAAAAAACATCCTGAAGGAAAAATGAAAGAGGTTGGCAAAAAGATCAGTGCTACGTTGAAGGGTAGATTACCTAAAAATATAGAACTTTTTTCCAAGGCTTTTTGGTGGACAGACGGAACATTCAATAAAAAAAGTTTTGAATGTCCAGGAACTAACTGGATAAGGGGAAGAACAATGAATAAAAACACTGGCAAGGAGAACTAACATTCCTGTCAACGGGTATTTTAATAATTTTCCTTCACAGAATAGATTAGGTAACGAACACTCTCTTATGGAAGATGTGATTGTTGAATCTATTCAAATAATGGGTCATAACTGTTACTATATTCCAAGAGAATCCTTGGACGATATGGATATGATATTTGGTGAGGCAACCAAAGTTAAGTTCAACAAAGCATATTTGATTGAAGCATACATTGCCAATACCGAAGGTTTTGAAGGTGATGGTGATTTCTTTTCCAAGTTTGGACTAGAGATTAGAGATACATCAAACTTTGTTATCTCACGCCGTTCGTTTGTCAGACAGGTGCCATCCTCACTAAGAGAACGTCCACAAGAGGGCGATCTTGTTTGGGTACCTTTGTTACACCGTATGTTTGAGATTAAGTTCATTGAAAAGAAACTTATGTTCTTCTCATTGGGCAATCGTCATCCATTCGTTTATGAAATGCGTTGTGAAGACTTTCGCTTCAGTCAGGAACAGTTTGATACTGGTGTTGAAGAAATTGATCAGGTTGAAGAAGAAAACGCATACACTATCAAGATTACACTAAACACTTCAGGTTCAGGATCGTATTTGGATGGTGAAACAATCTATCAATCTTCTGACGGTTCTTGGGCAAATAATACCGCATCAGGCATAATCAAAGAATGGTTCAAGTCAAACGGAACCATGTTCATATATAATGTTGACGGTATTTTTGCCAATAATGCCAACGTTTATGGTAACACAAATCATGCCGTGTATAAGACAAAAGGTGTCATTGACACAACTACAAACTTTACACATGATCTATCTGATAATGAGGAGTTTGCTAATAACTCTGTATTGATACTGGATCTATCAGAAATAAATCCGTTTGGGTCAATATAAATGTTAAAAAACGCACACTTCTATCATCAACTTACTAAAAAGACAGTCATTCTATTTGGTAGATTGTTTGATGATATTACTTTGGTTAGAAAAGATAATAACACAGGAAAAGAAATACAAAGATTCCTTGTGCCTATCATCTATTCTCCCAAAGAAAAGATGGTTACTCGTTTATTTTCAGATCCAGACTTAATGAAACAGGTTCAAAACATTCTACCAAGAATGGGATTTGAGATTACAGGTATCAACTATGATTCTTCAAGAAAGCAAAACTCTTTACTAAGAAACGCTAAAGAATATAATTCAACCCGTGGTGCATCAACTTACATGGGTGTGCCTTATGATATCACATTTCAACTAAACATTTATACAAGAAACATCGATGATGGAACACAGATAGTAGAGCAGATTCTACCATTTTTTAATCCAGATTTTACTGTTACTGTTGACATGGTACCTGATTTGGCGTTTCTTAAAGATATTCCTATCATTTTAAATAGTGTATCAAACGATATACAATATGAAGGCAACTATGATTCAGTCAGATATGTAAACTGGACATTGAACTTTACGATGAAGGTTAACTATTATGGACCTATTAGTTATCCTAAAATCATTCGTGAAGTTAATACAAATATCTGGCAAGAGCAAACTTTGGTCCCTGGTCACATTTCAAGACTAAACATAAGTGGACTACCAGCAAACAGTAGTTTTAAGATAAACGATTTTGTATATCAAGGAAATAGTTATAGAGACGCATCTGCATATGCCATTGTGGTGAAACACGATAAAGTTAGTAATGTTCTACATATTGGTGGCATTCAAGGACGTTTTCAAACAAATTCTACAATACATGCCGTATCAACAAATGCATATGCGAATGTTACATCATTCGATGGTTCACCAACTAAGTTGGTTTCTATTAATATAAAACCAGATCCTATTACTGCCGAACCATCAGATGATTATGGATACACAATTGTTATCACAGAACCATCAGATTACTTTAAGGCACAGACGCCTCCTATCATCTATTCAACGGATACTTGGAGAATAAGTGCGGATGATCTAGTAATTTCAACAGACGTAGAGTAGGCAAATGTCAGAAGAAACAATTAATGTAGGCACATCACCAAATGATGGAACAGGCGATAAAATTAGAAATGCGTTTATTAAAGTAAGTAACAACTTTACAGAACTCTATAATACCAAAGATGAGTTACATGCCAAGTCTAATGCGGCATTTTTAACTGCTAACTTAGGTTTTACTCAGGCAAATGATGCTATAGCAACGACCAACAGTTTTGCTAATATTGCATATGCTGTAATGAATGTTGCCAATTTTGCCTTTGATCAATCAAATACTTCTGCAATTTTGGCCAACAATGCTAGTAACAATGCAACAATTGTATTCAATACATCCAATACATTGAACTCTTTTGTCTATGGTGTTGCTGCAAATACAAATGCTGCTTTTAATCTTTCTAACACTATATACTCATTTGCAAATGATATCAATACTTTTGCTCATGGCGTTAGAGCAAACACCAATTCCGCTTTTAGTTTTGCCAATACGCTTAATGCTTTTACTTATGGTATTGCACAAAACACAGAGTCATCATTCTATGCTGCCAATCTAATATACGACTTTGCCAATACAATAAATGTCCTTGCTTTTGGTGTAAGATCCAATACCATCGCATCTTTTGATTTTGCCAATACAGTAAATGATTTTGCTTATGGTGTTAGAACGAATGTAATTGCATCTTTTAACCATGCAAATTCTGCGTTTGGTAAGGCAAATAACTTCTTGGTTTCCGTGCCTTCTACTAGTAAGGGTGTTAGTGGTGATACTCTAGGAATGTTTTCTGCTAATGCCAGTTACCTATATTATTGTTCAGAAACTTATAGCAATGGTTCTGCCGACATCTGGAAGAGAGTTTCTTGGAGTGTGGATACTTGGTAAAGTAATATTATAAATAGTAAAGTAATAACATCGGAAAAGCAAAATGCCTTTACAAAGAATACAAATTGGTACATATCCAAATGATGGACAAGGTGATACACTCAGAGTATCATTTACAAAAGTCAATGATAACTTCTTAGAGGTTTATAATACTCTTGGTCAACTTGCCAATACTTCAAACAATATCAACATTGCCGCCAATCGAAGCACGAATGTCATTTTCAGACATGCTAATTCTGCTTTTGATAAGGCTAATTCCGCATTCTTCTATGCGACCCAAGTTGATGATAATATGGGATATGCTTTTTTAAAGGCAAACCTTGCTTTTCAGGCCGCAAACGGAACTGTCAATAATACAAGATCGGCATTTATTCACGCCAACTCTGCTTATAACTTTGCCAACAATCTTTCTATTCAGATTAATGATTCTGTCAATGGTCTAAGAGCAAGAACCAATCTAATCTATTCGTTTGCTAACACCATTCATAGTAAAGTAAATACAAACTATACATTAACAAATGTTGCATTTGGTAGGGCCAATGCGGCATATTTACATGCCAATGCAGCATTTTTAAAAGCAAATGATGCGTTTTCATATGCTGACCAGATTGCAGCAACAAAACTATCAAACACCTCAGGTGTTACATTTGCAGGAAGTTTGTTCTTTCCTTTTGGTTCTAGACTGGGACTAGGAACTAGTTCACCCTCTGGCACATTACATATCAGAAGTAATACTGATAACCCACTAGTTCTACTAGATTCTGATGGCACACAAAACATGTCCATTAGATTCAGAAGACAAGGTCTGAACAGATGGGAAATCTTTAACGAATTTTCTACCAATGACATTATATTTTCTTCTGATACTCAATCAGGTATTCTTAGAGTAACTAACGAAGGTAATATAGGTGTTGGTGTTACACCAACTACATTTAAACTAGATGTTAATGGATCAGCAAATTTCAGAAGCACCGCAAGCTTCGGTAACTTTATTACAGCAACAATACCAGCCGCACAATTAGGACAAAAAGGTATCTATGCCATCAACCCGGATGGTATTGGTATCATGGGCGAAGCAACTCGTAGAGTTGGTGGCAATGACGGTTCGATGGGTGTTTGGGGTAAAGCATATGATGGAACTGGCGTAAAAGGCGAATCGGTAAGTGGCGCAGGTGTAGTAGGTATTTCAACATCTGATAATGCTGTTCAAGGACAGTCTTCCAGTGGATATGGTATATCAGGCGTATCTCAAACAAGTTATGGTGGATATTTCACATCAGCATCTAATCGTGGTGTTTATGCAGAATCAACAAATAATGTTGGTGTTTACGGCAAATCTTCTACGAATATCGGTGTTTATGGTGAGTCTACTTCCGGAACTTATGCATTTGGTGTATATGGTAATTCAGCAAGCGGATACGGCGGCGTATTCAATTCAACAACAGGTGTTCCACTATGGGCCGGTTCAAACGGAACCGCTAAGTTTTTCGTCAATAGTATGGGAGACATGTATGCAGATTCGGGTTATGGATCTGCTGGAAAAGTATATGGATGCCGTGCATGGGCAAACTTCGTGGGTATTGGTACTATAGGAGGATCTGTAATAGCATTTAATGGTTCAGGAAATATATCTTCTACAATTTCCGAATATCAAGGATTTTTCAGAGTCAATTTTGCCACTCCTATGCCAGATAATAACTATGCTGTGTCATTAGCCATGAGTGAAAACGGCGATGCTGCCTACAATGGATTTAGAAAAGCCTTTGGTAATCAATTCATGCTTTTAGCTAATGGTGAAAAAAATTACGTCACAACAAAAGATTTTTTCCGTTGTATGACTATGTTTGGTAACGCTCTTGGCGGCGGTTGGGCGGCGCAGGTTCATATAGCAGTATTC